CGAGGGGGAACGTCGCGTCGCGTACCCAGTCCATCGGGCAGGCCACGCGGAGCACGCTATCCACAAGCAACATCGTCGCCCACTGGCGATTGCCACGCGAGTCAATCAGCACGGGTCGGTAGACGTGGCAGAACTTCCCGGTCTGATAGTTGACGACCTCGCCGCCGCCAGCGGTTAGGATGCGCCCGGATTCCCGCCAGTAGACCGCGTAGGATTCCTCAACGTTATCCGGGCGGGAGTGCCCGGCGTCGCGTTCCTCCTGGGTCAGCGTAGGCTGGGGGAACCAATCCAAGCCCGCCGGCTGCGATACGTCGAACTCTACAATCCCGTCCTCTGGTACGTCGGCAAGGGTCTGCCATTCGATGTCCCACTCGACAGATCCTTCGATGATCCGGTGGACCTCGCCCTTTTTCTTTCCATTCTTGTGAGTGCGGACGGATTCGATTTCCAGGGCATCCCGCCCCTTTATCTTCCTCAGCCTCTCGGCGGCGACATCCGGCGTCACGTCACGGGCGGCGATGTCAAGCCAGCAGCGATCTCCCCATTTCGAGGAGCGAACACGCGGTGTACACCGCCAGGCGGACGGGTTGCCGATCAACACGGTCGCGCCGTGCGGGTCGTCGTGCGAATACAGGCTGTCGCGTACTTGCTTCATCAGTTGGCCCAGAACAAGTGCCCGGCGACTCCGCCGAAGGCTACGTAAGTAGCGGCGTCCACTCCGCACACCACAATGCAGACGACCAGCAGCCCGACGAGGACCGCGTAGTCAATCGCCTTGGGGAACCAGTCCTGTATCCACTGGGAGATCGTGGCGTCTTTGAGCACGATCAACGCCACGTCCGCCAGCCCAACGGCAACCAGCGAACCGACCGCGAACCAAGTCAGGCCCGCCAGCACGAACGCGAACGCGGCGGACAGGAACGCCAACCCGATCCAGTACAGGTACGCGTGTCGCTTAGCAGGCGGCGTGAAGTCGATTCCGTTGCTCATGTTTCGCCCTTGATCTTGGAAACGACTGCCTTTGTGGTTTCGGTCTGGGATACCCGCATGGCGTTTTTGAGAACGTCCACTTCCGACGGCTCGAGCGCCTGCTTGGCAATCTCGACGGATTCCACGATGTTCGCGGTGACGGCGGTTGCGGCCCTAGCCTTGCGGACGGCGACGTAAATCCCGACGCCTACCGCCGCCAGCACAAGGCCCGCCGCACCGAAGACGACGTAGACCCAGAACTCATAGAGCGTCGTTGCCACGGCGAACAATGCACCAAAGGCCGCGGCGCCGAACAGCAACAATTTCATCTTGAGATAGATTCCAGCCGCAGCCAGGAGCACCGCCACAACCAGACTCCCCAAGGCAATCCAGAACAGGGCATTCCGGATACCATCGTCAATCTGCTTCTGGAGCGTGTCGGCACGTTTGGTCTGTGCTGCAAGGGCCTTATCCGTCGCCCTGGATTCCTGCGCGGCCCTGGTGATCGTTTCCACAACCGGACCGGCCAGGGAGTTCGCCTCCGTCTGGACCACAATCCCGGCGTCGGCGATCGTGTCCAGTTGCGATTCGACCGCGTCCAACGCCGCGAGGAAATCGCTGGCGAGGCGTTCGCGTACCGATTGCACGGCTACGCCGATCCCGCGCCCCACCATCGTCAACCGCGCGGCGCTGTCCGCCGTGGCCTTCCGCGCCGACTCAATCGAGGCGGCGGGCGAAACGACCTTCGCGGGCGCCTGAGGCGCACACCCGGCGCACCAGTACGCGAACCCGGCGGACGCCGCAAACATCACGACCCACCAGACCCACGCCGGGATTTCGCGCCGCTTCCTCATCAGTGCTTGCCTCCGCCCCCGATGCTGGTGGTAAGGATTGCCACAACGCCGCCCACGATGGACGCAAGGATCATCTTGGCAATCTCCCACACCCTGCCGCGGGAGGCGCGTTGGTTTTCCAGCAGGGCGTCCTGCTTGATTTCGATACCCGTCAGGCGGTGCTCTATGGAGCGGAACGCATCCGCGCAGGTCTTGGGGATCGTGTCGCTGTTGCAATCGGGACTCATGTGGGAACCTCGGGCGGCAAAGGACCAATGCCGCCATGCCCCGGCGGGTGAAAGGAGGGAAAGCCCCGCCGGGGCAGGCGACAGCGTGGAACGGTTACGACCAGGCCGTCGCGGTGGACGGCGTAAGAATGCCAGTCGTCCCGGCGGTGTCGGTCCCGTAGTTCTCGAAGTTGAGCGTCCCGGCGGCGACGATCGTCTCCGTGTTGTTCTTGACCCCGCCGGCGCGGTTGTCGGCAATGAGGCCGGTCCCGCTGGCGTGGCAGGAAATCACCAGTCCGGTCGTCGCGTCGAGGTTGCCCAGGACGTTGCGGAGGATGATCGCGTTCGTGTTCGCCGCGGCGTCGAGGTCGAACACGGCGGCTTCGTAGTTGCCGTAGGCGATGTTCCCGATCAACTGGAGATTGTCGCACGCGCCGACGGTCTTGACGGCGGACAGCGAATCATTCGTGGTCGCCGCATAGAAGCGGTTGTTGGCGATGGTCACGTTATCCGTACCGGTGGCCAGCGAAATCCCGATCAGCAGTTCCATATCAGCAGTCGGCGCGGTGAACTGGCAATTCTTGATCGTAAGGCCATCGGCGGAGTTCGTGGTCGTGATCCCGGCGGCGACATCGGCAAGCCCGGACGTGACCTTGATATTCTCAATCGTCACGTTGGCGGCGCTTACCGCAATCGTCGCGGTGTCCGCCGTGCCCAGCGTGAACGTCGGCTGGAGCGCCCCGCTGCCTAGGCCGATGATACTGATACCAGCCACGTCAACGGCGGCGGATGTCGCGGCTGCCAGGCTCTCGGCGTGGCCCGGCAACAGGTAGATCACGTCGCCCACGCTGGCGGTGCATTTCCCGATCGCGTAGTCCAACGTAGCGAACGGAGAATCCGGCGACGTGCCGAACCCTGCCGCGTCGCTGGCGCCGGTCACAGTGGAACCGACCCACCAGATCGTACCGCTCGGAACTTGGGTGCGATCGGTGACAATGAACAGACCGCCGGGGATGTTGCGAGCAAAGAGTTTCGTATCCATGTTTAGTTTGTCCTTTTGCCTGGACCCGCGTGACCCCGGAGGGGCGCCCTACGCTGGGCGCCCCTCCAGAGATTCGGGATTCGGCGTCAGAGGTTAGTCAGTGATCGCGGCGGGCAGGCTGGCGCCCTGATACCGCTGGTCCATGATGGCAAGGATCGTGCAGGTGTTGGACGCGTTGCCGCCGCTGTCGGCGAGGTAGACGCAATCGTACCCGGCGGACAGCTTGGCCGGGTCCACCTCGATGACGACAAGCTGGTTCGGGGCGACACCCGTGTCGATGGTGTAGCTGTACGCGGCGGTCGTCGCGGCCAGCGTGTCGCTCGTGGTGCTGTTGTCGGTGTTGACCCAGATCGGGCAGGTCTTCGTCACGGCGGCATTGGTTCCCGCCGCAACGTCCGTTGCCTCATAGAGCGACAGAACCAGGTCGGTATCCGCGGCGCCGACGTGCGACACCACAAACCAGAGCTTGTGGCAGTTCTTCGTAGACACGACATCGCAGGCCACGGCGTTCGCCGCGCCCTGGTACAGCTTCACGACTTTGTACTGTTCGGGGAAGGGAATCATGTATTCACCTCGTTGGGGTTGAAGGGTTGGGCCGATCGCTTACGCACGCTCGGCGATGGTCACGAACGGGCTGACGGTCTTGCCGCTGTTGGCCTTGAACGGCGTGATCGCGGAGTTGACCCATGGCTGCCCGTCAATCTCGAACAGGAACCTGAATGCGGTCTCCGCGTAGTCGAACTTGAGGTGAATGCTCATGTCCGTCCGTACGCCGCCGCGGATTCCGACCGCGTAGGATTTGAGGTCCGCCAGGATCACGTCGCCGGCGTCGCCAAGCTTCGCGGCGTACTCGACCTCGCGGACGGGACGCCCGAAGATCGTGCCATAAGGCGCCTGCGAAATCCCGCCGGGGGGCATGTACAGAAGCTGCCCGCCCGCACCGATCGCCTTGAACAGGCCGGTGAGTTCGCCGACGACTTCCTGGTTGACCAGCCACACCGCATTCGCCTTGCTGCGGGTGTGCAGGCGACCGAACGCCTTGACCAGGTTTTCTCCGACGATGGTGTCGGCCACCTGGTTCGTTTCCTTGGCCACGCTGACCAGGGCGCCGGACGACAGGATGCCCAGCGGCTTGCCGGCCCCGTCGCCGTTGATAACCGCGTCGCCAACCATGAAGGCGATTTCCTCGGTCGCGGCGCGGGTGACAAACTGCTCCACCGCGGCTCCGTTGCGGAGCAGCTTGTCGGTGACGTAGACCAGAACCGCCAGTTCCTTCGGTTCCAGCTTCATCTGCCGGAGCTTGGGTTTGCTGGAGGTCATCTGCGCAGCCTCAGCGATCCAGTAGCCGCGGACGCCGCCCATGCGGCTGCCGGCGGCGCGGCTCGTCTCGTCAATCGCCGGGAACGTCAGGGAGTCCACGCCGGCGGGGATGGTGTACACGTCGCAATCGGATAGCAGATTGTCGCTGGCAACGGTCAGGCCATCCCAGATCGTCTGGGAATACGCGGGCGGAACCATGATCCCGCCCTCGCTGCCGGTGGACTGGTTCATCCCAGTTGCGGCCAGCAGGCGGAGGCGGTCGTCGCCGGCCACGCTGCCGGGCGAGGTAAACGACAACCACGCTTTCTGGTAGAACTCGCCGGCGGAAGCGAACCCGTAGTTCGGGCTATCCTCGATGCGGTTCTTGCCAACCTCGACCACGGACGGCTTCGCGGCGGTCTTGACTTCCTGCGCGCGCTCCAAGCGCGCCTGGCGGTCCGCGGCCTCGGCCTTGACCGACTCGGAAATCTGCGCGTCGAGGGAGTCGATGTTGTCAAGCACCGCGTCCAACTGCGCGCCCTCTTCGGCGGTCAGTTCGCGGCTTTCATTCTTCGCCGCGGCGTTGATCGCCTTGGCCTGCTCGCGGAGCTTGTCCTGCTCCGCCCTGAGAATCTGGGACTGTTTCATTGTGGGTTTCTCCGAAAGGTGTTTCTGATTGGGGACACGATGCGACCGCTGGCGTCCGGGCTTTGCCGGGCCGGCGCGCGGACTCTGCCGCGGCGCGGCGCCTTGGGTTCGCTTGATGCTACAAATGGAGGTCTGCGATCCGGGCGGACCGCAGGCGGTTCTGGGCACGGGACGCGGACGGGATGCGGAGCTTTTCGCCGATGCGGGCGACTACTTCGTCCACCGTCGATACCGCGTCAATTAGTCCGATCTTCTTTGCTTTTGCGGCGTCGTGAATCCTGCCGTCGGCAAGGGCTCGCGCTTCTTTGGGGTCCATCTTGCGTCCTTCCGCGACGGCCTGCACAAAGTGGGCTGTCGATTCGTCCACCAGCGATTGCAGATAGTCAATCTGCTCAGGCGTGATCGGGACGCCATCGGCGAACGCGCCCTTCATGCCGCCGCTGCTGATGACGTGGGCGGTCCATCCGTTCGCGTCGTATTCCTTGGAGGTGTCCACAACATAGGCGACGGTCCCGATTGACCCGACTAGGCTGGTCCGCTCCGCCGTGACCCGGCGGGCCTGCGCGGCGATCCAATATGCGGCGCTGGCGCCGAGGTCTTCAACATGGGCGTGGACGGGTTTCTTCGCGTCCGCGGCGCGGATGTCGTCCGCAAGCGCAGCGGTTCCGGCGACGGTTCCACCCGGCGAATCAATATGCAACAGGATCGCGCCGACTTGATCGTCGGCAACGGCTGCGCGAACCTGTTGGCGGATCGCCACGCTGGACGCGCCGCCGAAGGAACTTTCTCCCTTGGCAATTTGTCCGATGACCTGGATATGGGCGACGCCCCCGTTGTTGACGTAGGACATCGGCGCGCCGAACTCGCTACCCGTCGAAGTGTCCGCGTAGGGACGAAACGTCCCGGCCTTCACCGCTGCGACGGCGGAAGAGAACCAAGTTGGTTCAACCATCCATAATCCGAAGTGCTGGGCCGCACAACGCTGGCGAACGTCAAGAATTGGTTTCATGGCTTGCCTCTTGGAGTGCGGCGACAAATTCCGTCGCCAGTTGTCTTGGGCTTGCGTCGTCCTGGGTGCGATTGGCTACGAACGCGGACGCGGCATCGTGCGGGTTCAGGTTCCACCCGTTGATCCCGACAAGGGCGTCTGCCGCAGGAGTGATCGCAGCACGCATGTATTCGCGGTAGCGTTCCACGCTGGCTTTCGCCTTGTGACCCCAGGAAACGACGCGGGCAAACGCATCGACGAACACGGGCAGGAGTGCGGCGGCAGCGACGGCGGATTCGTCAACTGGGTCTGGTTCTTCGGTTGCGTTTTCGTCTTGCACCGTCTGCGCCTGCGCCGCTTCCTGTTGGGTGGGTTCCGGCGCCGTCGCCTCATTCGCAATCGCCTTGTCAATCGGCGTCAGATTCAGCGGGACAAAATGCACGTCACCGGTTTCGGGAGGAAGCGGGTTGCGGTTCTCAATTGCCCGCCACTCGTTGAGCGTCAGGGCTCCGTTGAGGAATTGCGCTGTAAGCGCCTGCGTCCTCGTCGGCGTGTCGCCCCTCAGCAACGCATCAAGCAAGTGCTCATAGAAAAGCTCATCGGAATCGTCCAGTAGCTTGCGGTCGCTCTCCTGCTCCCATCGCACGCACCACGGCTGCAAGGTGTCGGTGACGTACTCGATCGCCTGGTGTTCGATGTTCGAGAACGTGGAACGGAGCAAGTGGCCAATCTTGTGCGGCGGCATCCGGAACCAGCGGGCAACATCCTCGACGTTAAACTGGCGATACTCAATCCCCTGAGAATCCTTTGGGCTTTCCGACGTTTTTTCAAACGCCATTCCCTCTTCGAGGATCGCCGTCTTGTGGGCGTTTTCAGGGCCGCCATGCATGGCTGCCCAGTCGTTACGCAGCTTCTCGCTCGCCTTGTCCGACAGCTTGCCAGGGTGTTTGAGGATTCCGCCCAGCGTCGCCCCGTTGCCGAAATACGATGCGGCGTACTGGTCTGCCGCGATTGCCAGGCCGATGGACTCCTGAGCAAGGTCCGCCATCATATGCCCCAGAACGCCGTCATCGGAAAACCCGTTGACGTGCAGCACGTCGTCTTGTTCCAGGATTTCAAACCCGGCGCCCGTGTTGACGCGGTACAGAATGCGGCCATCCTCTTCGGTGTACAAACGGACATTGGCAGGATGGATCGGCTGCAACGAAAGCGGTCGGCCTACGCCGTCGCGGAGAATCTGCGCCACCGCGTACCCGTGGAGGATCGCCCATCCGGTCATGGTGCTGCGGAACGTAAATGCGGTCTGGTAGTCGTTGGGGCGCTTTCGCATCAGGCGGTATCGAGCATCATCCGTCGCGCGGACCTTGCCCTCGCCCTTCCTGCGGTAGAGGATTAGCGGGAGCTTGCCCACGTCTTCCGACAGGTTCCGCACGCAGGCGAACACGCTGCCAACCGTCAACGCCGTCGCGGGCGTCACGTCCACGCCGGACAAGCTCCTGCGCCCGATCCAATTCGACAACCACAATCGAGGATTGCGCAGGTCGGATACCGACGTGGTTTCCGCGCGGGTTGTCGGGAACAGCCAGGAAATTAGATTCATCGCGTGACCCTGCCAGCGGTAACAGCCGCAACCAACATCAGCCCGCCCATGACGACCTCAGACAACCAGGGCGAAAACGTCCACAGACCATGAGCCAGCAAGCCCGCGCCGCAAACAACCATGGCTGTAATCACTGCGTCGCGTCTGCACATAGGATCGTCAACCCTCTGGTCTCGTACACCGATTCCCCATCATCGGCGTGCATTCCAACCATCGAACGTCCGATCGCCATAGCGAGGGCGACCGCTGGGTCGATCTTTTCTCGGCTCTTTTTCTTGGAGAATTTCACGTTCGATGCGGAATCCGTTTCGGCGGTGACGTTCCCGATCGCCCAGCGGAGCACGGGGTTCCCGCCGTGGTCCAGTTCGCCGCCAAGGACCATCCCCTCTAGGCGTTTCACCGGCCCGGACATATCGCGGAACCCCTGCCCAAATTCCACAATCTCGACGGCGTCGCCAAGTTCCTGGCGGAGGTATTCCAGGTTCCATCGGTCGGCGCCGATGTCCTGGATGTTGAACCGCTCGCCAAGAGCGAGGATGTCCGCCTTGATTGTGGCGTAGTCGATACGGTTGCCTGTGGTGAGCTTAAGCCCGGTGGACAGGTCGGACGCCCAGGCCAGATAGGGAACGCGCTCGTCATGGCTTCGCCAGACGGCTGTTTCCTTGGGAATCCAGGTTCGGCAAACGACCGGCCATCGCCCATCCTCAATCGGCTCGAATACCAACACGAACGCCGCGATGTCGCGGACGCTCGCCAGGTCCAGCCCGCCCCAGCAACGGCGCCCTGCCAGCGCCTTGAAGTCAAGCTGGCCGTGATTGCAGGCGTCCCACGTTTCCAGCGGGAGCCAGCAAGTATCGGACGATACCCAAAGATCAAACAGCTTGGTCTTCAGGCTCGGCTGTTGGCTTGGCATCCGGATCGCTTTGGCAACCATGCCGGCGAGCCAGTCCGGTTTGACGCTCACGCCGTAATTAGGATTCGCCTGCCGCGCGCCGTGCTCGGTCTGCCAGTCCGCCGGATCGTCCAGCGTGGCAATGTAGGCGAAGATTGAATCATCCGCGTGTTGTCCGTCGAGGATCGAAACACAATCATCATGCACCCGCTTGCAGATCGTGTCCCCATCGAGGCCGGCGGTTGTGATGACGAATTTCAGCGGCTGGCGGCGGGCGCCCTCGCCGGTTGCGATGACATCCCAAAGTTCCGCAGTCTTATGGGCGTGCAACTCGTCAATCACGACCATCGACGGGTTGAGGCCGTCGAGCGTGTCCGAGTCGCGCCCTAGCGGGCAGAACACGCTGGCGGAATCCTCATGGACGATCCTGCTTGAACCGTCCCAGCACTTCAGCCGCTTCCGCAAAAGCGGCTGCCGCCTCACCATTTGGCGGGCGATACCCCAGCAGATTTTCGCCTGGTCCCGCTTTGTCGCGGCGGCGTAGACCTCCGCCCCGGCCTCGCCGTCCAACAGCAAACCGCCAAGACAAACCCCGGCGGCAATTGTGGTCTTGGCGTTCTTTCGAGGCACTTCAACGTAGGCGGTCGAGTACCTGCGCCGCCCATCCGCGCGACGCCAGCCAAACGTACTGCCGATTACGAAGACCTGCCAAGGCTCCAGCCGGATCAACTGACCGGCAAGCTCGCCCTTGACGTGTGGAAGCAGTCCGAAGAAATCAATCCAACGCTGCGCCTCGGCGGCATCAAACACAAGGCCGCGAGCACCACCCGTATCGAGGTCGCGCAGGTGACGTTCGCACGCCAACCGCACCATGCGCCCCGCCGCAACATCGCCAGCAATCACGCCGCGACAGTAGGCGAGCATGATGTCGGCGGCAGCGGTCATCCCTGTTTCGCCAGCAGACGCTCCATAGGATCGGAGGCGTCGGCGTGTTTCTCCGCCCGCAGGCTGGTCCGGTCAGCGGGAGACAGCCCAAGTTTTGCCCCGAACCGCAGCACGGCCCCTCGTAACTCGGCAACGTCTGCACTCATCCTTCGCCGCTCGTTGGTTCCACGATCGTACTTACATCGCCTCAGGGCTCGCGTCGCACGGAGCAACTCGGCACGCGAAAGGCAGTATTGCGCCAGTACGCCAGCGTCGGCGGCGGTCAGCACACCCATGCGGTGCAGCAGCGGCGCCGTCTCGCACCAGAATCGTTTCGCCAGGCGGTCTCCGCCAACATCAGCCGGAACATCAGGGATCGCAGTTGGCAATCGCGGCTCGCCGGCCTTCTCCCTTGCGGCGGCGAGCCAACTGCCAGAAAGTTTTAGCTTGGCGGTCGGGGTTGGTTGTGGCCCGCGGTTTCCCATAAGTATTGTCGGTTCGGATTGCCCCAAAAACCCTTGAGCACGGAATGAAACC